AAACACAACCGGCACTACTGCTGGAACAATTCAAAACACTGGAACTACTGCCGTTAGTCAAACTAAAAAAATTGACTACACTGGTTCTACTGTTGCATCAGGTACAACAACTACATTGTTTACTCTTCCTGCTGGCGCACAAATTATCAATATCTTTATTGATACATTGGTAGCGTTTACAGGTTCTACTGCCGCCAACGTGGTGATTGGAACATCTGGTACAACTAACTTGTACTGGGCTTCTTCAGACATTACTACACAAGGTCGTTTGGCTAACACCAACGCCGCATCTAAATTAGTTAACTGGGCTGGTGCCGCATCTACTGCATCTCCTAACGGTATTGGTATTGGCCCAACAGACGTTATCATTCAAGCGGTGTTATCACCAACAGTTGGTACTGTGACTGCTGGTACTGTGCAGTTCACCATTGTTTACGCAGTGGCTGACTCTACAGGCGCACAATCACCATCACAACAGTAATTAGTCTTGGGGGCTTCGGCCCCCTATTAACAGGAGATTAATTATGAATCAAACCAATGTACAGCAAGCACATTTAAACGGCAGTGGTTTTCTAGTCCTTGGACGAAATCGCATCAAAGGCATTTCATTTACAGGAACTTCAAGTGCTGGATTCCTTGCGTTATTTGATACCACTACTGTTCCAGTTACCACTGCTACTTATGGCCGTTCTGGAAATACTGTAACGGTTACACAGTCTGCACATGGATTGGTAACAGGTCAGGTTATTGGTATTGACTTTGCCGCAGGAACAGGCGGAACGGCCACCAACGGGAACTATGTAGTAACCGTTACTAACTCAAGCACATTTACAGTTACAGATATTAACTCTGGAACTATTACCGCTTCTCCAACAATGGTGTATTCAACAGGCAGATGGCTGTTGTCATATGATGTATCTGCTAGTGATACGTTTAACAATTCACCATTTATTTCTGATGATGGCGTATTAGCTGTAAATGGCATATATGCATATTTGTCTAACGTAGCGGCGTGTAATATTTACTATGGCTGATAAAAGTTTTAACTTAATTGGTCGCAAGCTTATGATTGCGATCCCTTGTTACGATGGCAAAGTAAACATCAGAACTGCTTTTGCCATTGCTGAACTTGTGCCTAAGTTAGACAAGATGGGTGTACGACTCAACCTCGTACACATGTCTGGATGTTCAATCATTACCAAAGCACGGAACAAGTTAGTCCGTAACTTTATGGAATCAGACTGCACAGACTTCTTGTTTGTGGACTCTGACGTAGTGATTAACACAGACGCTGTTACAAGGATCTTAGCCTTGGCAACAGACAAAGATGTTGTTGCTGGATCGTACCCACGCAGATCCAAAGATGCCAAATTCTTCCTCGACTTCTATTTAGATGACGACGGACAGCTTGAGTTTGACGAACATGGATTAATGCGTGTGGAGAGTGTTTCCACAGGATTCATGCTTATTCGTCGTCATGTAATTGAACACATGATTGAAAAGCACCCAGAATGGCAATATAAAGGCGACGGCGACGGTGAAATAGAACACGCACTGTTTGACTTTATGATTCTTGACGGTCAATACATTGGCGAAGACTATGCTTTCTGCCTAAGAGCAAGAACAGACGGATTTAAGATTTACTTAGACCCGATGATCAGTCTGCCGCACATTGGCTCAGAAGAATTCACAAGGGACTTTGAGAAAGATGTTCTGCGTCCTTTGCTAAAGGAACACGCAAAACCTCAACTGAAAGTCGCAAATGGCTAGTCCCGCATGGCAACGCAAGGAAGGCAAGAATCCGAATGGCGGTTTAAACGCCAAGGGCCGAGCCTCTGCGAAGAAAGAAGGTCACGACTTGAAACCGCCGCAACCAGAAGGCGGATCACGGCGCGACTCTTTCTGTGCAAGGATGAGTGGCATGAAAAAGAAGTTGACATCCGAAAAAACAGCGAACGACCCGAACTCTAGGATCAATAAGAGCCTAAGAGCATGGAACTGCGCTGAAGGCGGCTACATAAAGTCTGCCGATGGAATTGCTCAAAGGGGTAAAACCAAAGGGAGAATTTGCTGATGGAAATGGTTATATGGAATTCACTCTTGTCCGCTTTCTCTGCTGTACTCTTGTGGGTATGGAAAGACAAATCGGACGAGTTAAAGCGGGTTCAAATCCTGCTTAACAAAACACGCGAGGAGATTGCCCGTGATTACGTTACTCAAACAGAAATGCAGCGCATTACTGACCACATTGACCAGCGCTTCAATCGCCTTGAAGCAAAGATTGACCAACTTATTGCGGGGAAATGATGCCAAGCACTAGCAAAAAACAGCACAATTTCATGGAGGCGGTGGCCCATAACCCAGCGTTCGCCAAGAAAGCAGGAGTTCCTCAGTCCGTGGGGAAAGACTTTAGCAGCGCCGATAAGGGCAAAACTTTTAAAAAAGGTGGTGATATGGCTACGACAAAAATGGGCAAACCAGTGATGAAGCCCGGAATGAGTACAGCAAAGCTAGGCATGAAGAAGATGGCTTCTGGTGGCTTTACAAAGGCGGCTGACGGCATTGCCAAAAAAGGCAAGACCCAAGCCAAACAAATCAAAATGAACATGGGCGGCAGAGCCTGCTAAGGAGTTAATATGAAAAAGACAAAACGTTACGAAGAAGGCGGCGACATCGACGCATTAGAAGCAGCAAACCAGTCTGATGAATCTCAGGCTATTGCTAATGAATCCAAAGGCGAAGCAATGCTCAAGGCTATGCGCGATGAGGCGGCAAAGCCAAAGGCAAAACCTATGGCAAAGCCAGCAATGCCAAAGGCTGAGTACAGCAACGAAGGCCGCTCTAGACCAGCGCCTGCACCAAAGAATCCAAATTACAGTAACGAAGGCCGCTCCATGCCTGCTCCTACTGCAAAGCCATCAGGCGTAGGCCGCGCTAGTGTGCCAATGCAAACATCGCCTGCTGATCGCAATCCAATCACTAACGAGAGTTTAAAAACTGCTCAAGAGAAATGGGCTAAAGGCGATCAAAACACACCTAGCGCTTTGTCTCGTCTTTTTTCTGGAAAAGGTGACTACAGCGGCTCACAACGCAATCGTGCTTACAAGAAGCCAGAAACGTTTTCTAAAGGCGGTTCTGTTTCCGCATCCCGTCGTGCTGATGGTATTGCCCAGCGCGGCAAGACCAAAGGTCGCATGATCTAAGGACTAAGTATGATGGCAAGCCGAGGAATGGGGGCTGTTGCCCCCTCCAAAATGCCCGGCCCGAAGCGTAAAGCTAGACGGGATAACACCGATTTCACGCAATATGCTGAAGGCGGTGAGGTTGGTTTGTATGCCAATATCAACGCCAAGAGAAAGCGTATCGCCAAAGGCTCTGGCGAAAAGATGCGTAAGGTTGGTAGCAAGGGTGCGCCTACGGCACAAGCCTTCATTAACTCTGCTAAAACCGCGAAGAAATAAAAATGAGTACTACCGGATCCACCGCGTTTAACCTTGACTTCACCGAATTGGCGGAGGAGGCATGGGAACGCGCTGGCCGTGAATTGCGGTCAGGCTATGACCTGAGAACCGCACGCAGATCAATGAACCTGTTGACCATTGAATGGCAAAACAGGGGCATTAACATGTGGACGATTGAGGAGGGTTCTTTCAATCTCACGGCAGGTTTAAACACCTATCCAATACCGACGGACACGATTGATCTGATGGATCATGTAATCCGTACAGGGGCAAACAGCGCTACAACACAGGCTGATTTAACGATTACCCGCATTAGCGCTTCTACCTACGCCACCATCCCTAATAAATTGCAACAGGCTCGTCCTATCCAGATTCTGGTTCAAAGGAATTCTGGCGAGACTAACCCCGCTAACTCAACTCTCAGCACAACTATTACAGCCACAAGCACCGAGATAACTCTCAGCACGACGGTCGGATTGGCTGCGGCAGGGTATATCAAGCTGGACGACGAAACTATCTACTATCAGTACATATCAGGAAATACCCTATATGTCTGTTCACGCGCACAGAACAACACCACAGCAGCATCGCACACAAGCGGAGCGACTGTATATGTGCCTCAATTACCCGCAGTAACTGTTTGGCCTACGCCAGACAACTCTACACCGTACCAATTGGTTTACTGGCGTTTGCGCCGTGTCCAAGATGCTGGCTCTGGTATAGAGACTGGCGACATGAATTTCCGCTTTCTACCAGCCGCTGCGGCAGGATTGGCCTATCACATTGCCGTTAAGGTTCCTGAACTGATGCCAAGGGTGCAGATGCTCAAGGATATGTACGACGAACAATTTAACCTTGCCGCTGGTGAAGACCGCGAAAAGGCGGCAGTCAGGTTTGTTCCCCGCCAAATGTTTATTGGAGGGGGTAGCGCTTAATGGGTAACAGGTATGCTTCTGGCAAATTCAGCATCGCCATGTGCGACCGCTGTGGTCAGCAGTACAAACTCAAGGAACTCAAGAAAGAGATCATCAAGACAAAGAAGTATGACCTCAAAGTGTGTCCTGAGTGCTGGGATCCAGACCATCCACAACTCCAGTTGGGTATGTATCCAGTGGATGATCCGCAAGCGGTGATAGAACCCCGTAAGGACAGTACGTACATCACAGCGGGTGTGAATGGATTGCAAGACAACACATCAGGGTTTGGGGGTTACCCCACCGGAGGTTCAAGGGATATCCAATGGGGCTGGAATCCGGTGGGAGGAGCAAGCGAATTTGATGCAGCTTTAACACCGAATAACTTGGTTTTAGTTGGATATGTTGGTACAGTAACGATACAAACTACTTAGGGGTTTAACATGGCAAAAAGCGATAGCAAAGAAGATATGAAAATGGACAAGGCACAAGACAAGGCCATGATCAAGAAAGCGTTTAAACAGCACGATGCTCAAGAGCATAAGGGCGGTAAAGGCACTTCTTTGAAGTTGGCTAAAGGCGGCAAGACCAATATGCAAATGCGTACATTGGGTCGTGGCTTGGCTAAAGTGGCTAATCAGATGAAGTCCTCAAGGAGCAAATAATGGCTACCTATAGCAAGAAAATGATGGGCAAGGAAGTTGGCTCGGCCAGCGTCTATGCAAAACCGCACACCATGTCTGGCAAGGCTGTAAAGCCTTCAACCAATCCCGGCAAAGGCCCGAATACTAGCAAACTTGATGAGCAAGACGTAAGCGTTGGCGCTATCAGTAAATCTGCTGGTGATGAGCCAATCAAAACTACTGGCATCAAAATTCGTGGCACTGGTGCAGCAACCAAAGGCGTAATGGCTAGAGGCCCGATGGCATGACCTATGACGAGTTAGTCACCGCTGTTCAAGACTACTGTGAGAATACATTTCCCACGGTAGACATGAACGTTATGATCCGTCAGGCGGAACAGCGCATCTACAACACGGTGCAGTTGGCAAGCCTGAGAAAGAACATGGTAGGGCAGTTATCAAACGGAAATCAGTATCTATCTGCGCCGAATGACTTCTTGTCTACTTATTCTTTGGCTGTGATCAAGGCAAACGGCGACTATGTTTACCTCGTTAATAAGGATGTGAACTACATCCGCGAGGCATACCCTGCGTCTAGCAGTACAGGCATACCTAAGCACTATGCCATCTTTGGCCCTGTTTATGGGCAGGAAACTGAACTCTCGTTTATTCTTGGGCCAACCCCCAACGCTTCTTTGTTAAGCACCCCAAATAACGTAGAACTGCATTTCTACTACTATCCAGAATCAATTGTCCAAGCCGCTTTAAAAACATTTGGGGCAATCACGGCTGGGTCTTCGTACACAAACGGCACTTACACCAACGTCGCTTTAACAGGTGGCTCAGGCACAACAGCCACTGCGAATATCGTTGTTTCTGGCGGGGCGGTAACCTCTGTAACCATTAACAATCCCGGCTGCAAGTATGTCGTAGGGAATTCCCTAAGCGCAGCGGTGGCTGATATTGGCGGCACTGGCTCTGGCTTTTCTGTTTTAGTTAGCGAGGTTAGCAATGCCGCTGGCATTACATGGCTAGGCGATAACTTTGACTCTGCCTTATTCAATGGAACGATGATGGAAGCCATCACGTACATTAAAGGCGAGAAGGATATGGTTGACTTGTACCAGAATCGGTATATACAAGCCATCGCATCACTCAAGAACTTGGGCGACGGCAAGCAACGCATGGATGCTTATCGTGATGGTCAGGTAAGGAATCCGGTGAGTTAATGTCAATTGTCCAAACCCTAACAACCAGCTTTAAAAACGATCTGTTAACCGCAGGACAAAACCTGTCTACAGATACCTTGAAGATTGCTTTGTATAAAGCAAGTGTGAGTTTAAACGCAGATACGACAGCGTACAGCGCAACAGACGAGATTGCAGGAACTGGCTATACGGCAGGGGGTAAAACTCTGGCGGGGGTGACCATCCAAACTTCTGGTTCTGTTGTGTATATCAACTTCAGCAATGTTGTATGGAGTCCCGCAGCCTTTACTACAAGGGCGGCTCTTATATACAATGCGTCAAAGAGCAACAAGTCTGTGGCCGTTCTCGATTTCGGTAGCGACAAAACTTGCACCTCAACTTTCACTGTGGTGATGCCCGCTAATACGGTAACTTCAGCACTCTTACGTTTTGCTTAAAGGAGCAACATATGTTTAATGAACAAGCACAGTCGCAAGACTTTGTAGGGGCTGCAATAGCTACAGCCAAGCGCATGGACGAGGGAGCAGCCGCAAAAGGTTACTTCACATTCCAATGTTTAGACAAAGACGGCAAACTAAAGTGGGATTCAGTGGTTCCTAACTTAGTAGTGAACGTTGGTCTACAAGACATGAACGCACAGTATTTCAAAGGCTCCTCCTATACAGCCGCTTGGTATATTGGCTTGTATGGCGCTGGCGCGTCTAACAACCCTGCCGCTGGTGACACAATGGCATCTCACGCAGGTTGGACGGAAGTTGTTCCATACAGCAACGCTACCCGCCCAGCAGCAACATTTGGTACAGCCACAACAGCCAATCCATCTGTGCAGACTAACTCTGCTTCTCCAGCATCTTTCACGATCAATGCAACCCAAGTAGTTGGTGGTGCGTTTTTGGTGAACAACAGCACAAAATCAGGATCAACAGGAACTTTGTTCTCTGCCTCTGACTTTACTTCCCCCGGCGACCGCTCGGTTGTGTCTGGTGACACATTGAACGTGACCTACACATTCAGCTTAACAGCGACTTAATTAGGAGATTAACATGGCAACAACCTTTAAAAAAGGCGACACTGTTAAAGCATTAGCAGTAGTTCCACAAGGCCCCGTACAGGCTTTACGCATGGATGAAGACGGCAATGTCTCTTATCTAGTAGAGTGGACTGATGCTGATGGCAATGACCAACAGCGCTGGTTTGATGAGGCGCAGTTAGTAGCAGCCTAAACTGTCGTTTAGTTAAGCGGCTGGCTAGTGTCTTTCGGCGCTGACCAGCCGTTTTGTTTTGGAGATATACATGATTAAGATTGATTTTGAATTTGACTCACCACACGGCGTTTTCCGTGATGCTTTGCATTTGCCAGAAGATCACACATTTACAGATGCTGAGATTGAGGCAATGAAGCAACAACGCTATGACAACTGGTGGGCTATTGTGAATGCTCCCCCATCTGAAACCGTTGAAGAAACACCTGCCCCGCCAGCGCAGACAATTACCATTGCTGGTGCTACATATAGCTTGCTTGAAGGAACTCCTCCATCTGGAGCAGTATTGATTGAAGTAAACGGCTCTTGGTACGTTAAAGTGTAAGGAGCCGTAAGTGGCTAATAGATATTGGGTGGGTGGAGCGGGTACTTGGAACACATCAAGTACAACTAACTGGTCTTCCTCGTCTGGTGGAGGAGGTGGTTTTTCTGTACCTACAGCCGCTGACTCAGTATTCTTTGACCGAGCAGGAACTTATACGGTAACTTGTACGGGTGCATTGACTTGTCTTGATATTACGGTATCAGCAGGTACTGTTACGTTTGCTGATGGAACGACTCCTACATTTGCTATTAGCGGGTCAATGTCGCTTATTGCTGGCACTCTTTGGCCTACAACAGGCACTATAACATTTAACGCCACTACAACTGGAAAAACGGTTACTACAAATGGAACCACTATTAATGGTGTTGTGGCATTTAACGGTATTGGTGGCGGTTGGACACTTGGAAGTGCCTTAACTACACCCAACACACTTAGTATTTCCAACGGAACATTTGATACTTCATCAATAGGAAATTATGCTGTTAGTTGTGCAGTTTTTAACTTGGCTGGTTCTACTACTAGAACTGTAAATTTAAATGCGTCAACAATAACTATCTCATTTGCAAGCAGCAGTGCATTTACTGCAGGCGCTGCAACGGGAAGAACTTTTAATGCTGGAACATCACAAATAAATTTAACTTCCGCAACTTCCGGTATTACTAGCTCAGGTGCTTTAACTTTAAACAACGTAGCGTTTACATCTGTTGGAGTTGGAACAAGAGTAATTACAACTCTTTCAACACCAGTAATTTTTAACAACCTATCTGTTACCGCCCCATCTGTAGCAGGTGTTGCAACATTAACTTTTGACTCCAACCAAACAATCAACGGCACGCTGTCTACAACAGGCACCGCAGGTAATAGGCGCGTGTTCTTTGCTTCTGATACCTACGGCATTGGTCGCACACTAACTTGTAACAGCGCCGCAAGCCTGACAGACGCAGACTTCCGTGATATTTACGTCATAGGCACAGCCGCACCTATCAGCGGTACTCGTATTGGCAATCGCGGAAACTGCACAGGCATTACTTTTGATGCGCCTAAGACTGTGTATTGGAATTTGGCGGCTGGTGGCAACTGGTCTGATAATGCTTGGGCTACTTCTTCTGGTGGCACTGTAAGCACAAACAACTTTCCACTACCTCAAGATACAGCAACTATTGTTGACACGGGATTAACCTTAAATTCAATTATTTCGTTTGATGGTGCTATTCCTTATGTTGGCAGTATTAATATGTCGGCTAGAACGGTTTCTTTTACTTTATCTTTTGCAAACGACACAACTGTATATGGAAATTGGACAAATGGTTCTGGTTCATCAATTGTGGCATCAAGCATTCTTACTTTCTCTGGTGGCAACACACAAACCATCACCAGCGCAGGAAAAATACTTGGCCCAATCACTGTAGACACATACGGTGGTACTGTTCAACTTGGTGATGCGTTGAATATTACCTCAAATCAACTACTTTTTCTTAACGGAACCTTTAATACGCAAGGGTATGCAATGACGGCGGGGGCTATTTCATCTGTTGTTACTGGCGTAAGAACAATGAAATTAAATAACTCAATTGTTACGCTAAGTAGCGCCTCCCCTACACTTCTTTTAGCTACAAACTTTACGTTTGATGCAGGGACATCCGAAATTATTTTATCTTCAACCTCGCCAAATTTTGGCGGAGTTGGTTTTACTTTTTACAATTTATCTTTTACGTCTACATCAACATCTTCAGCACTTTTAACTGGTGCAAACACGTTCAATAATTTAACAATTACTGCTCCATCTGCAAATGGAATTACCTCTCTATCTATATTTAATAACCAAACAATTAACGGAACATTAACTTGCGCTGGCGCTTCATCAACTCAACGTATATTTCTTAAGTCAGACACGACTGGCACACAACGAACACTGACGGTCAACTCTTTATCTGCTACTGATTGTGATTTCTGTGACATAGTTATTGCAGGAACAGCATCAGGTACAGCGCCAACTAGAGCAGGCAACTGTGGCAACAACTCAGGCATTACATTTCCATCGCCTAAAACTGTTTACTGGAATTTAGCAGGGTCACAAAATTGGTCTTCTACAGGATGGTGTACGGCATCTGGTGGAACGCCTGCGGTTAATAATTTCCCGCTGGCTCAAGACACTGCTGTGTTTGATAATACTGGTTCTGCTGGAACAGTGACTATTGATGCCACATGGAACATTGGTACATTTGACGCCTCTGCACGTACAAGTGCAATGACATTTGATTCAAGCAATATTTTATCTTCTGCTTATGGAGATTGGAAATTTGGCACAGGAGTTACCGTTCCTTATCGGCCCGGTGGGCAAATATCATTTTTAAAAAATGGCACTCAAACAATTACATGCAATGGAGTCCAGTTTGGTTTTATATTTAAAGCAAATAGTCCTTTAACAACAATTCAACTTGCAGATGCTTTTTCTCTTAATTCTTCATTAACTCTTAATATTACTCAAGGCACATTTGATGCTGTTAGTTACAACGTAACAGTTGGGGCTTTTTCTGCTGGTAGTACTTCTACAGTAAAGATGGGTTCAGGCACTTGGACGTTAACGGGTACAAGTTTTGTTTGGAATCCATCTAATACTACCGTTTTATATGTAGGAACTTCTAATATTGTTCTTTCTAACACATCTACACTAGCGAGAACATTTGCTGGTGGTAATCTTTATTACAACAAGTTAACAATTGGTGGAACAACAGGAACGTCAACGCTAACAATTTCTGGAAATAATATATTTGGTGAATTAGCTTCCACAAAAACGGTAGCCCACACAATTGCATTTGGAACAGCCTCTCAAAATTTTGGCAAGTGGTCTGTTACTGGCACTGTTGGCAATGTAGTAACAATTACTGGAACTGATACCAACAATGGTATTTATGGCCCCGCTGTTACTGGAATTGACTACCTTGCTATGGGTACATGGGGTATTAGCACAGCATCGCCCGGAGAGTTCTATGCTGGTGCAAATAGTACAGGGACAGCTACGGCTCCTGTGTATAGAGCTGCCGCTCCAACCCCAAGAACACTATATTGGGTAGGGGGAACAGGCAACTGGTCTTCTACCGCAAATTGGTCTACATCATCAGGCGGTGGTGCTGGTGCCGCCATACCAACATCACTTGATACAGTCACATTCAATTCCGCGTCTAACGCTGGATCTTACACGACAACTGTTAATGCAAATTCTCGTTGCGCGTCATTCACAATGGCTGGCCCCGCATCTGGCAATGTCAGCTTTGCTGGTACTTTTGTAATTTTTTACCACGGAAGCGTATCATTTGCCGCCACAGGTATCCTTAATAATTACACAGGCCAAATGTATTTAGCTGGAAATTCTAGTTATACATTTACAACCAATGGTTTAACATTAGCAAGCTCAATTTCATTGTATGGTATTGGCGCTACATGGTCTTTAGGTAGTGCAGTTAATAATCCGGTTACTAGTAGTTCTTTATCCATTACTTATGGAGCATTAGATACAACTGCAAGTAATTATGCGGTAACGTTTGGTAGTTTATTTCTGTCAAGCTATTATCTTTCTGTAAAACTTAATGGCAGTACAGTTACACTTGCAAGTGCAACTACAGCAATAAATGCGTCAGCAAACCAAAATTTTAATGCTGGCACATCGCAGATAAACTTAACTAACGCATCCTCAGCGACTATTACTTCTGGTGGTTTAACTTTTTACAACGTATCTTTTACCAGCACATCAGCAACAACTTATACATTTACGGGAAATGCAAACACATTCAATAATTTAACATTTGCAGGATTAACTTTTACTTCGGGTATTACTACAATTAGTTTTTCAGCTAATCAAACAATCAACGGCACATTGACTGTTAGTGCTGGAACTGCCGCCGCTTACAGGAAATTCTTAGCATCTGACACTATTGGCACAACTCGCACACTAACTTGTGCAGCGGTATCTTTAACTGATACAGACTTTAGAGATATAACAATTGCTGGCGCGGCGGCACCTGCTTCTGGAACAAGGCTTGGGGATGCTAAAGGCAATAGCGGTATTACTTTTCCTGCGGCTAAGACTGTTTACTATGGACAAACAATTAGTAATCAATGGGGGCAAGCAGGCGCAGGTAATTGGTCGTTGACATCTGGCGGCTCATTAGATGCAACTGCTTTTCCATTAGCACAAGACACGGCTGTATTTCCTGCGGCCACATACCCTGCATCTGGTTCAACAACAACTATTAATGCCAACTATAACATTGGCACAATAGATATGTCATTAAGAACGTCAAATACTATGACGTTAGCAACAGGTACAACTACACCAGCAATTTATGGTAACTGGATTAATGGTACTGGTATTACGCTGTCAGGAACTCAAAATATTACATTTGCAGGACGCATTACACAACAGTTTACAAGTGCTAGTGTTACATTTATTCCAGTTCTTGTAATTAATAGCCCAGCAGGAACTTTTCAATTACAAGATGCTTTTACATCAAATGCTGGTAGAACATTAACACTAACTTATGGAACTTTAGATCTTCAATCATTTACATTAACCACGGGCTTATTTTCTTCTTCCAATTCAAATACTAGAACTATTAATTTTGGATCTGGGACTATTGCTTTATCGGGTACGGGTACTGTGTGGACTATGGCAACGTCCACAAACGCCACAATAAATAAAGGCACAGGAACCATATCTCTTACGGATACATCCACAACAGCAAGAACATTTGCAGGCGGCGGTCTTTCTTATCCAAAACTATCTATTGGCGGTGCAACAGGTGTTTCAACACTTACGATCAGCGGTAACAACACATTTGCAGAAATAGCCAGTACAAAAACTGTTGCCACAACAATCAGCCTTGCCGCTACTACGCAAACAGTAGTAGCATGGACGGCTACTGGAACTTCTGGAAACCTGTTGACCATCACGGGAACATCTGCCGCATCTCCTGCTACGTTGGTCTACACAGGGGCGGGATCTTTATCTGGCATTGGCTATGTTGTGCCAACGTTTGTTCGCGCATACCCAACAACGTCCACTTGGAACGTAGGATTAGCATCAACCAACGGCGGATCGTTAGGTTTTATCTTCGCCGCAGGTGGTACGGTTTATAGCGTGAGCATTTCTGAAGCCGCATCTGGTGTAGATAGCGTTGTTGGATATGCAATTTTTTATTCCGCCGTACAAGAGCTTGCATCAGGAATAGATTCAATAGACGCTAGTTTTACCGCAAGTTCTAACATTTCTGAAACAGCAAGCGCAATAGACTCTATATCTTCTGTTCCTCTGTACGCATCTTCTATATCCGAAACTGCCAGCGGGGTTGATGCCACATCATCCGCACAGACATTTGCAAATGCTGTTAGTGAAACAGGTTCTGGGGTAGATCAAATAAGCTCATCCCAGACATTTATTACAGCCGTTTCCGAAACTGGTTCTGGAACAGATTCAATAAGCTCCGCCCAAGGGTTTGCATCTATTATTTCTGAGACTGGCTCCGGAATAGATCAGATAAGTGCCAGCTTTACTGCAAGCTCTAACATATCAGAAAGCGCGTCAGGAGTTGATGCAGTATCTTCTCTTGCTTCGTTTGCGTCTTCTATTTCTGAAACAGGCGCTGGTTTAGACCAGATAAATACAACCGCTATATTTATATCTTCCATCGCCGAAAACAGCGCTGGCCTAGATCAAGTAAATTCATCACAGACATTTATAACCTCATTATCAGAAACAGCTTCCGGCGTAGACGCTGAAACTGTGGCAGCAAGCACCTTTAACGCATACTCTTCTGAGACTGCATCGGGGGTAGATTCAGAATCTGTAGCCGCTAGTACATTCAATGCGTATTCCGATGAAACCGCGTCAGGCGTAGATGCCGTAAGTTCCAAACAAAGTTTTGCCAGTGATATTTCTGAAACGGCGGCTGGTTTAGACGCTCCATCGGCGGTGCAACAGTTTGTCTCCAGCGTTGCAGAAACAGCCTCCGGAATAGATCAGGTTGATTCTGCCCAAGCGTTTAGATCGACTATTGCAGAAACAGCGTCAGGTGTTGACTCTGACTCTGTAGCCGCCAGTACCTTCAATGCCTTTGCATCTGAAGCATCGTCAGGCGTGGACTCCATATCTTCTAACCCTTCTTTTGGTTCTGCCGTGAACGAGACTGGTTCTGGGGTGGATTCAATAAGTTCTAAACAGACATTTGTCACAGCGATTGCTGAGACTGCGGCGGGGCTAGACACCCCATCGGTAGCGGCATCAACATTTAAGGCGGCAATTGCTGAAACAGCTTCCGGTGTGGACTCTATATCCAGCAATCCAAACTTTGGCTCAAGCATTTCAGAAACAGCGTCAGGCGTAGACTCCATATCTTCCAGTGCGACATTTGCTTCTAGCATTGCAGAAACCGCATCAGGGGTAGATTCCATTTATGCCTACCAAGGCTTTGGTGCGTTTATCTCTGAGACTGCCAGCGGGCTGGATGCAATCTCCACGGTAGGCTCTATATTTACCGCCGCATTTACAGACTCCGCATCCGGCATAGATGTAAATCAGCCTAACTTTACATACAACATTACCGTTCCAGAAGGTGTAAACGCGCAAGACCTGATCTATGCCCGCTACCTATGGGAATTGATAGACAACACAGAGACGGCAGACTGGGGAGTTATCAACGATACCCAGACCGCATCGTGGTCACAAATTGATGACACACAGGCGTTAAACTGGCAAAATGTGGGTAATACACAGACTGCCACTTGGTCGCAGATTGACGATACCGAATCTGGAAACTGGGAACAGATTTAAAAAGGAATAAACATGGCTAGTACCTATTCAAACCTAAAAATAGAGTTGATGAATCCCGGCGAGGATGATAATACTTGGGGCGATACTACCAACGTAAATCTAGGCACTGCAATGGAGCAGGCTATGGTTGGCACAGCCACCATTAGCGCTGGCTTTGTATCTAACGTAGCCACCCTAACCCTAACAAACACCAACGCACTACAAGATGCCCGTGCATTATGTTTAAACGTTACAGCAACTTTAACGGCGGCAGGAACACTTAATGTCCCAGCCATCCAGAAGCCATACATTGTCTTTAACAACACCTCCGGCGGGTATGCCCTTACCGTCAAGGTTAGCGGGCAGACAGGTGTAAGCGTACCCAATGGCAAGAAGACCGTCCTCTATAACAACGGCACTGACGTAGGCGAACAGATTAACTACCTATCAGGGTTAGCCCTTGGTTCAGCATTGGGTGCGACATCTGGTGGTACAGGTCTAGCCTCCCCCGGCACGGCTGGTAATGTTCTGACAAGTAACGGATCTGCTTGGACAAGCTCAACGCCAACAGCGGGAACGGTCACGACAGTCTCTGTAGTGTCTGCCAACGGCTTGGCTGGAACTGTTGCCACCGCCACCTCTACCCCAGCCATTACCTTATCTACAACCGTAACTGGAGTGCTAAAGGGTAACGGCACGGCAATCTCTGCCGCAACGTCAGGAACTGACTATGCTCCCGGAACAAGCGCATTAGCTACAGGTATTGTTAAAAGCACAACATCCACAGGTGCTTTGACAATTGCCACAGCCGGAACAGACTATGTAGCCCCCGGCACAGCAACCACCTTCACAGCCAAACAAACTTTTACAGGTTCTGTCACGGCAATTGGCGCGTCATTACAGGCTGTCTTGGAAAAGATGAATGTATCTGCTACGGCAGCTACAGGCACTATTGCTTTCAACATTAACACCTCTGTTGTCTGGTATTACACAACCAACGCTAGTGCCAACTGGACAGTCAATATTCGTGGTGATGCCTCAAATAGTCTTGACTCTTTGATGGCTATAGGGGAATCCCTAACTTGTGCATTTCTAGTGACACAAGGTGCTACCGCTTATTACAACAGTGCAGTGCAGGTAGATGGAGGCGCAATCACACCAAAATGGCAGGGCGGATCAGCCCCGACCGCAGGTAATGCATCTGGTATTGATGTTTACACATACACAGTCATTAAGACGGCGGCAGCCACATTCACTGTGTTGGCTTCGCAAACTCAATTCAAGTAAGGTTTAAACATGCCAATCTTAGGATCAAGAGGCGCTGCATCTGCCAAAGGATTTGGGTTTGCCAGTGGAGGCTACCTTCCATATTGGGCGGTTGGCTATTCTCCAAGTTTGGTAGCTAATATAACCACGCAGCAAACATTTGCAGTAAACCTTACATTTGCAAAATTGGCAACTTCTCCGCAATTAAGTTATGCAAAACAATTAACTTTTTCTGGTTATTCAGCAATTGGAGCATCAGCCTCAACCACATATACATGTGTGCTTTATTATGCAAGTCCGGGTAATGCAATTATTTGTTTTAATAATAGCGATGGATCTATAAATTGGCAAAAAACATTTCCTGATGGGATAACAGATTCCACTGTATTTTTATACTCCGACACGGTTGGGTATTATGTTGGAAGAGATACGGGGAACGGATTAAACACCAATATTGTAAAATTTAATCCAACAACTGGCAGCATCACTACAAACGTAACTATTACAAGTAGCACTCAATTATTTGACGGGGCTGGGTATAACGCTATAAATGCTGTTGCTGATGCATCGTATTTATATATACAGCGTTATACATATTCAAACAACGGAACCGCGCCATTTCAAAGATACGGCGCAGAAATTGTAAAGATAGATGCAGCATTAAGTGCTGTTAGTTGGTCTAGGGTGTACTCAGAGAATACGGTTGGAAATCAGGGTATCTGGAATAATATAGCAATTGACTCTAGTAGTAATGTATATATTGCTGGAGGGCAAGCAGACAGTTCTAGTGTTTTCCGTTCTTATATTGTTAAATACAATTCTTCTGGAACATACCAATCTACTATAAGCATGACTGGTCAGAACTATTATTTAAATTCAAAAGTATTAGCCGTTGACTCAACTTATTTATATTTATTTGGCTCGGTAGATTCTACAGATGACACAACTTTAGTACGTGTAACGTTGTCAAGTTTTACGGCGGTAGCTAGTGCAACAAGATTCTCAACAGGAATAACTGATGGCGGCGGGAGAGGCGCTGCCGTGCTAGGTACTGGACAGTTATTTCTTGCGGCCAATGGTGCATCACCTTCTACTGTATTGGCAATGTATATGCCAGCAGATCTGTCTACGATTTATGGCACATATTCAAACAAATACAGTGCAACCTCATTAACGCTTGCGGCAAGCACCCCAACTTTTGGGTCTTCTTCATTAGC